CGCTCGATGCGCGGCTCGCCGATCGCGTGTGCCGGTTTGTCGAGAAGTTTCCCGCTGTCAAAGGTGGCCGCGGACTGATCCACCTGCAGGACTGGCAGGTCTTCGTGCTGGTGAATCTGTACGGGTGGGTCGACTCCGAAGGGCTGCGCCGATTTCGAACGGCGTACCTCGAGATCACGAAGAAGCAAGGCAAGAGCACCCTCGCGGCGCCGTTGGCGTTGTATGGACTCTGCATGGACGACGAGGAAGGCGCGGAGGTCTACGCCGCGGCGGTGGACCGCAACCAGGCGCAGATCGTTTGGGGCATTGCGAAGCAAATGGCGATGCGCACGCCGGCGTTTCGTGAGCGCTTCGGCGTGCAGTGTGGCGCGCACGCGATCTCGCATCCGTCCAGCGGGTCGACGTTTCAGTCGCTGTCGCGCGAAGGCAAGTCGCTCGAGGGGAAGAACCCGTCAACGGTGATCGTCGACGAGCTGCACCGGCACCAGACGCGCGAGGTGTGGGACATTCTCGACGAGTCGCGCGGCGCGCGCTCGCAATCGCTGATGATCGCGATCACGAACTCGGGCAGCGATAAGTCGTCGATCTGCTACGAACAGCGCAGCTATCTGCAGAAGGTCCTGAACGGATACGACGATCCGACGTTCTTCGGGATCATCTACACGATTGACGACGAGGATCACGAGCGGTGGGACCAGGAGGACGTCTGGCGCAAGGCGCAGCCGTCGCTCGGTGTGTCGGTCTCTATCGCGGCACTGCGACGTCTCGCGAATAAAGCGCGCGCAATGCCATCGGCGCGTGCGTCGTTCATGCGCTACCAGCTCGGCATCTGGGCCGAGGGTGAACACTCGTGGATGCCGCCCTGGCGATGGGACCCGCGCGCCAATCCTGAGATTACGGTTGAGTCGATGCGCGGTATGCCGTGCATGATCGGCCTCGACCTCGCGAGCAAGGTCGACGTTGCCGCGATGGTCGCATCGTTCAAGGTGGGCACTGGCTACAAGTGGCTGGCGCGGTTCTATGTGCCGGAATCGCGGGTCAAGGAAAACGCCAGCTATTACGGCTGGCAGAAGGAAGGTTGGCTCGTCGCGACGCCGGGCGAGACGATCGATTTCGGTTTGATCGAAGACGACCTCATCGAGTGGGGGAAGACGTTCGACGTTCGGTTCGTCACTTACGACCGATTCCAAGCGACACAGTTTGCGACGCGCATGACCGACGAAGGTCTGCCGATGGTCGAGTTTCAGCAGACCGTCGCCAAGATGTCTGAGCCCATGAAAGAGATCGAGCGCCTGGTGATCGCCGGCCAGCTCGAGCACAACGGCAACCCAATGATGGACTGGATGATGTCGAACGTATCGGTCAAACCGGATCGCAAAGAGAACATCTTCCCGCGCAAAGACCGCGCGGAAGACAAGATCGACGGTCCTGTTGCTGGAATCATGGCGCAAGCGATGTGGATCGGCGACGAGGACGGCCTGTCTGACTGGCTCAGCTCGATCGGGAAAGCGTCTTGAGCATCCCAGGCACCACATTCGGCATCCCCAACAGCTGGTGGAAGGCGTGGGGCTGGTCGTTCGGCGGCATCAATAACCCCGAGAAAGGCGCGCAGCGCACCGGTCCGGGTGGTGGCGCCGAGTCCGAAGTCGCGGTCACCGACGAGCGGGCACTGCAGGTCTCGACGGCCTGGTCTTGCGTACGGCTGATCGTCGAGACGGTGGGCGCTTTCCCGTTGTCGTTTTCGCGTGAGACAGACGGCGGACGTCGACCGCTCGAGCCGGATCACTACATGGTCCAACTGTTGAAGCACCGCCCGAATGGGTTGATGCCGGCGCACGCGTACCGCGAAGCGCAAGTGATGGGCGTCGTACTGTGGGGCAACCACTACTCGCATATCGTGCGCGAAGGTGATCGCGTCCAGGGGTTGAGTCCGCTGCGCTCGGACCGAATGACGCCGATGCGAACTGCGCTCGGCTTGCAGTATCACTACAAAACCGATGCCGGCGTCAAGGTATACGCGCCAGAGTCGATTCTGCACGTCCGCGGGTTTGGTGCTGATGGCCTGGTAGGTCTCTCGCCGCTCGCGTATGCCCGCCAGACGTTGGGGCTCGCGATCGCGACCGATCGTTACGCGGCCAAGACGTTTGCGCGTGGCGGCCGCCCGACGGGAACGTTGACGTTCGACAAGTTCCTGAGCAAAGAACAACGGCTGCAGGCGCAGCAGCTCTACGACGAGTTGCAGACCGGCGACCGTGCGGGACTGCCGCTGATCCTCGAAGGCGGCAGTAAATACGAAGCAATCGACATGCCGCCTGACGACATGCAAATGCTGCAAACGCGGGCGTTCAACGTCGCGGATATCTGCCGGTTTTATCGCGTGCCGTCGCACATGGTGAACGACTCGGAAAAGTCGACGACGTATGGGACGGGGATTGAAGAAATCAACCTCGGATTCCTGGCGTACACGATTCGGCCGTATCTGACGCGGCTCGAATCGGCGTATCGCGATTCGCTGCTGTCGAGCGCGGAGCGCGACACGGTGATCGTCGAGCACAACGTCGAGGGGCTGTTGCGCGCGAGCAGCGAAAAGCGTGCCGCGTTCTATTCGCAGATGGTGCAAAACGGGCTCTATTCGCGCAACGAAGTGCGCCGCAAAGAGAACATGTCCGAAGTCGAAGGCGGCGACGAACTCACGGTCCAGGTCAATTTGACGCCGCTCGATCAACTCAGGAGTTTCACCGATGCTAAAACGCAAAAGCCTGTCGCTGGTTGATTGCCAGCTCAAGTTTGATTCGAAGGCGGACGCCGGCGTCATGGAAGGCTACGCGACCGTATTCGACGGCGTTGACAGTTACGGCGACACGATCGTGAAGGGCGCGTACGAGCGCACGCTCGCCGAATCGAAACACATGCCGTATCTGAACTTCGCGCATCGCGACGATCGCCCGATGGGCAAGATCCTCGAGATCAAAGAGGACGACCGCGGCTTGTGGTTCCGTTCCGAATTCACGCCGGGCAACACCGACGCGCAGAACATTCGCGCGAGCGTCGTGCACGGCGCGGTACATGGGCTGTCAATCGAGTTCCGTCCCTATCCGGGTGGTGCGACACCGAAGGACGACAACAGCGGCGGCTACACGCTGACCGCAATCAAATTGCGCGGGATCGCGATCGTGCCGTATCCCGCCGACGATGACGCGCGCGTCACCGATGCGAAATCGGAACTCGACGCGTTGACCACTTTCCGTGACTGCGAGCAATACCTGCGGGACGCAGGTTTCTCGAAGTCGGAGGCTGCCCACTTCGTCAGCCAATTCAAGTCGATTAGCCGGCGGGACGCTGGCGACCCCGACGAGATCACGAAGCTGCGGGAAAAAATCGCCGCGTACGAACGGGCCGCAATCGCTGCCGAGTTCGCGCGCAACCAATCCATTATCGAGGGTTATTTGAAATGATCACGGACCTGGCCCAAGCCGAAGCTGAACTGCTGAAACATCAGGCGATGTTGGTGCAGTTCATCGAGAAGGCAAACACCGAAACCGCGTCGCAAGGCAAGATGAACGCGGAGACGCGCGCCACCGTCGAAAAACTGGCGGCGACGTGCATCACCATGACCGACCGCTGCATCAAGCTCGAGCAGAAGATCACCGACTTCCTGAACCCGGAAAATCCGCTGTTCGGCGGGCGCAAGGCGGGCAGCACGATCGACATCGGCGGCGAGTTCGTCAAATCCGACGGCTACAAGGCGTTGGCAAACGGCCCGCAGCTGGGCGGATCGCACCGGATGATGTTCAAGACGGCGATCATCAACGCGACTGGCACGCTGCAACCGTTGGTGCCGCCGGACTACAAGCCGGCGATCATCACCGCGCCGCTGCGGCGTCTGCGCATGCGCGACGTGATGACGGTCGGCCAGACGGACTCGAACATGATTTCCTTTCCCAAGGAAAACGTGTTCACCAACAACGCCGGTCCGCAAATCTCGGGTTCGCCGCAACAGTTCGAGAACGTGACCAAGCCGGAATCGGCGATCACGTTCACGCTCGCGAACGAACCCGTGTGCACGATCGCGCACTGGATCCCGGCATCGAAGCAAGTGCTGGCCGATGCGCCGATGCTGGCTTCGTACATCAACGGACGGCTGATGTATGGCCTGAAGTTGAAGGAAGACACCGAGATCTTGTTGGGCACCGGTGCCAACGGTCGTGTGCAGGGGTTGTACACCAACCGCACCGCGTACTCGGTCGCATCGCCGACGCTGTACACGACGAAGCTCGACGTGATCCGCGACGCCATTCGGCAGGCGGAAAACAACGAGTACGAAGTCAACGCGATCGTGCTCAATACGACTGACTGGGCGAAGATCGAGTTGTCGAAAGACTCGACGGGGCGCTACCTGTTCGCGAACCCGCAAGATGCTGCGCAGCCGCGGCTGTGGGGCCTGCCGATCGTGGTGACGAACTCGCTGACGGCGGGCACGTTCCTCGTCGGTTCGTTCGACCAGGCGGCTGGACTGTGGGATCGCGAGGAAGCGTCGGTCGAGGTGGGTCTCGACGGCAACAATTTTACGAAAAATATGGTTACGATACTCTGCGAAGAGAGGCTGTGCGTCACCATCTACAGAGCCACGGCCATCGTGGGCGGAGCGTTCCTGGCCTGATGTACTAAGGGTGACATCATCAGGTCGCTTTTTCGCCACCCTCCTTCCGGCCTGATGTCTTGCGGCGGCACGTTGTGTGCCGCCGTTCTTTTCTGTGAGGTACGTCGTTGACGCGTGAATGCAAGAAGTGCTGGTCGACCGAGAAGACCAAGCGCGGCGAGTGCAAGCCGTGCAATTCTGCGCGGATCAAGGTTTGGCGCGAGGCGAATCGTGATCGCCGCGCCGAGTATCAAAAGCAGTGGCACGCTGCGAACCCGCGTGAACGCAAGCCATGCCCCGACTGTGGCGGCGTCCCAGAATTCAACTGCGTTCGATGCGCGCCATGCCGAGAGGCGAGAAACAAAGCAACCGGCAGGGCTGCATCGAAGCGGCATCGCTCACGGCATCTAGAGAAAATCAAAGCGCGGACGGCGCACTACTACGAAACCAATGCAGAACGGCTGAAGACGGAGCGCAATTCCACCGAGCGCAAGGCGTATAAGGCTGCGTACAAGGTCGCCAATCTGGAAAGAATTCGGCAGCACGCACAAAAGCGCGTCGAAAGTGGCTATCACCGCGAAAGATCGAAGGCGGCTTATCGTGCCAACCGCTCGAAGTACATCGCCGCAGCCTACGAACGCATTGGCAAGATCAAATCGCGCACGCTGTGGGCTGATCGTCGCGATATCGAAGCCATCTACGCGAGCGCCGCGCGTGTCACCGAATGCACGCAGGTCAAGCACGTCGTCGATCACATCATTCCGCTAAAGGGTCGCAACGTTTCCGGGCTACATGTGCCAGCCAACCTTCGTGTGATCACGCAGCGAGCGAACTCACGCAAATACAACAAGGTCGCCTGACCGGAGGTTCCATGCAAATCAAACTCACTGCGGACAACTTCGTCTCGGTTGGATGTAGCAATCCGGTTATCGGCGAGATCCGTACCGTCAACGACGAACTCGGCCGGCATTTGATCGAAGCCGGTGTGGCTGTGGCGCTGAAGATCGACGAGCCGACGCTAAAAAAGTCGGACGCGCAGCCGGCGAAACCTACGTCTGTCTCGGCTGCGGACCTTCCCTCACCCGAGCCGACTGCCAACTTACCGAAGGGGCGCGCGCGCAAGTCATCGCGATAAACCGCGCCTGGGAGTACGCCCCGCGCGCGCAACACCTGTACGCGTGTGATGCGCGCTGGTGGCGCATGTACGGCGACCAGGTCGCGGCGGAATTCAAGGGCAAACGCTGGACGCAGACGCCGCACGGCGAGAAGGATGAGGAACAGGAAGCGGCGATCCTGCGGTTCAAACTCGGCGTGTTCGTTGGAATGCACGCTCCGGGCCTCGGTCGGAAATTCATTCACTACGGCGAGAACGGCGGCTATCAGGCGATCAACATCGCCTATCTGCTCGGCGCCAAACGAATCGTGCTGCTCGGATATGACATGTATCCGAGCGGCGGCAAGCTGCACTTTTTCGGCAACTATCCCGGCGAACTCAACTCCGGCTGCGATTTCGCAGCGTGGCGTGGGAAGTTTGACCGGCTCGCAACGGACCTCGAGGCGGAAGGCGTCGAGGTCATCAACTGCACGCGCGAGACAGCGCTCAAGTGTTTTCCGCGAGGGGATATCAGGCAATGCCTCGACAACTGCTGACCGACGTGACGGTCGAACCGATCTCGCTGGTCGAAGCGAAGGCGCACCTGGTAGTTGAGGTGTCGGAATTCGACACGCAGATCTCCGGGCTCATCAGCGCGGCGCGCAAGCACGTCGAAAAGCGCACCGGGCGCGCGATCGGCCGCCAGGCTTGGCGATTGTTTTTCAACTACTTCCCGGCGTACATCAGCGCCGAGCCGTGGGACGTGATCAGCGTCACGCAGGTCCAGTACGTCGATGCAGAGGGCGCGACGCAAACCGTGTCCCCGAGCGATTACACGTTCGATGTCGCGAATCGAGTCATTCGCCCGGTCTACGGTGTCACCTGGCCGGCGGCGCGCGGCGATCTGAACTGCGTGTGGGCCGATGTGTGGAGCGGGTACGCGGTGCAGAGCGGCTCGCCGTTGGCGTGGGTATCCGCATGTCCTGCTGACCTGAAGGCGGCGCTGCTGCTGTTGATTGGCCATCTGTGGAAGAACCGCGAATCCGCGGCCGATCTCGAGCTCTACACGAATCGCACCTTCGAGCATCTGATCGACCCGTATTGGATTCCGACCGCGTGAGTGGCGGGTTCACACATTCGGTGACGATCGAGCGCCAGGCGACGACGCAGGACGCGATCGGCCAGCAGACCAACACCTGGTCGACACTCGCATCGCGTCACGCGAAGGTTGAGCCGCGCGGCGGCAGTGAGTTTTACGCGCGTTCGGGCGAGGTGTCAGATATCGAGTGTCGTATGCGGTTGCGGTTCGATGCGGACACACGGCGGATGCGGACCGATGATCGTATCGTGCAGACAGACTGCTCGCCGCGGCGGATCTACAACATCCGCAGCATCGTCAACGTCGACTTTGCCAACCGCGAGCTCGTGGTCGAGCTGTCGAAGTTCATGCCGTGACGACGGTCTGCTGTATCGGAACCGGTCCCTCGTTGACGCAGCGCCAGGTCGATACCGCGCGTCGCAAAGGGTATCGACTCTTTGTGGCGAACAACGCTTTTATGCTGGCCCCCGATGCTGAAGTGCTGTACGCGGTGAATCTCGCCTGGTGGGAGGTGTATTACCCGCAGGTCGCGGGGTTGCGGTGTTCGAAGTGGACCACGAACGCCGCCGCGGCAACGAAGTTCGGGTTGAACTGGATCGCGGAGAAGAACGCGCCGGGTCTATCCGAGGACCCCGACGTCATTC